AGCGTGAAGTCCATCGTCGTGCCAATACTAATCACGTCTCTAAGCGGGGGCATGATCTTTATGCTTGACCCGCTAGTCCTCTCAGTGACCATATAAAGCCTGTCATTGACCTCAAAATAATCTCCTGCCACAACTCCAGCAGTAGTGCTTGCGGTTACTGTGGTGGCTCCTATGGCCCCAGAGCTTATCGTGCCGGTTGCCGTCGTGGTGTGGAGCGGGTTGCCCATAGTAAAAGTGGTTGCCATTCCGCGCAAAGACGCAAAAAAGGCTTCGTACTCTTTAGCTTGCGCCCTCGTCATAGGCGGCAAGCTGACCTCGGCTTCCCATCTGACGCCAGGATGCTGATAAACCTGCTGGTCGTAACTGAACGGGGACGAACTCATGGCGACAGCAGATCGCAACCGCATTGTCATACCTTGAATACCCACAGTTGTCGGGAAGGCTGCCATTACGCGCCTACCAATGCTTTACTGTAATTGCCGCCTCGCATTTTCGCCTCCGCGACAGCCGCTTTGGCTGATTGTGCAATTTGAGGCATAAGGTTAGCAACCTCAGCCCTTACTGTCTGCGCCACACCCGTCGAAATGTTGAGCGTTTGATTGACGGTCACGCCAGAACCCCCCATGCGGCCATTTGGTTGGATTTGCCCACCAGAATTAGGGACAAATAGCTCTGGCCCGTTTTCACCGACAAGGTAAGGCCGACCGCCGCTTACAGGTCCGCCAACAGCTCTGCCTGACGTTGTGGTAGGGCCCAGTCCTGTTGGACCTGCGCCTCCTAAGCTGCCAATGCCGCCGGTAATTGCGCCGAAAACAGCTTGGGTGATGTAATACTGCACGAGCATTTTGATTAAAGAATCAATAACTGATTTCGCCATATCTTTCATAGCGTCAGAGAAACTTTTTGCTCCAGTTATTGCGTCAGAAAATGAGTTAGTAAATGATGCCATCGCGCCGGTAGAGAAAGATGTCATCATTTGATCCAAGGAGGGTATTGCATTTAGCGACGTTTGAATCGCATCGGCCATTCTTGAAAACATTGAAACCGTTTCATTGCCTTGTGGAATTACAATAGCCATCCCATCCCCGACAGCCACAACAGCATCGGCCATTTCTCTCAAGGTTTTTGCCGCATCTCCTGCTTTTTCCCCAACATTAAATGTGACCTGCCCAAGTGCCTCCATGTTAAAAAACCCTGAAGTCCGCACAACATTAATCATGTCAATTAAGCCATTAACAAAGTTCTGAATAGCTAGTGTTGCGGATGAAAACCCCTCTAAAATTGCGGCAATGCCATTTAAAAAACTTGCAGCAACAGTTTTAGCCCAAGACTCAATCCCCCCCTCCGATAAAGCTAAATTAGCGAAAAACAATCTTATATTGTTTGCTAGCAACTCTAGGGCTGGCGCTAACGCGCCGACAATTTGATCTCTTACACCACGGAAAAGAAACTGCAATTTAGTAAAGGCGTCTGCGGTCCGCTCAACATTTTGAGCAACCTGCACAGACATAACTATGCCAAGCATTTTCGCTTCAGAAAACATTTGAACAAGAGCTTCACTGCCCTTGTTGAGCATGTTAATCATGCCAGCGCCTTCGCTGTCGAACAGCTTAAAGGCCAATCGCAATTGGTCTGTCCCGTTTTCTACTTGAGAAAATGCGTCGGCTAGATCAATCATCGCGTTAGCCAGCGGCTGCCTGCTTAATACGCGAGCATCTAGCCCCAGCTCCCTTAATGCGCCCTGCGCCTCGCCCGTTCCGTTCGCGGCCTCAGACGCTCGCCTCGCAAACCGCTGAAGCGCCATATTGGTTTGCTCAATCGATAATCCAGACAGTTCTCCAGCGTATTGCAGCTTGCTCAACTGGTCGGTTGTCGTGCCAATTCTCGCCGCTGTTTTGGCAAGGGTATCAGTGGCAGCGATCGACTGCTTTATCAGAAGGCCGAAACCCGCCGCGCCAACAACGCCGACTAATGCGCCGCGCATAGAAAATATCGCGCCCGTGACCGCTTTTAGCGCTCTAGTGGTTGAGCTTAGACCAGCGCGAGTTTTGTCAACGGCGCTAATAACAATACGGACGTTTTCGTCAGCCATCTTTCTCGCTCATTATCTTGAAATAGGCTGCCCACTCATGAAACTCATTTATCGGCATTTGCTCTATTTCTGCTATTGTCATATGCAACCGATCAGCCAAAGAGATCAAATTGATCCTCAGCGGATCGGCTAGAAGTTTTTTTCGATATCCTCCACAGATTCGATTTGCGCAAACATCTCTTCTGCAATTGCTGAGATAACAGCAGTTTCCTCTCCCATTAGGTCAATTCGATCTTCTGCTGACGAAAACAATTTTTCGCCGCCTTGATCTTCTGCCTTCATGCAAATCAGGTCAACCATAGAGCCAACTGTAGGAGCCTCAAGGACTTTCGGATGCCGCTTTTGTATCTCGTTCAAGTCGTGGCAGGTAATCGGCCTGCAATACAATTTAAACGGCTGCCCAGACTCATCGGCCCACGCTTGCACGCTAATTTCTCGTGCCACTATTGTGCGCCTACTTCTTAGCTCCTTGGCTAACCCCATTTTTCTCTCCCCTTAATCAAGTTACGCAGTTGCTTCAGTTATCGCACCGCTGTTTTGTATTGAAAATGACGCTTCAACCATTCCATCAAATGCAGCAGAGATTGTCTTGCCTGTAACAATTCCGCTACCGTGATAATACTTCTCACCGCTTCCGGTTCCGGTTGGGTAAAGCTCCCAAAAAACCGTAACTCGCTCATCAATTTGAGCCTGATCGGTAGCGTCCCAGTAAACTTCAATGGAAAGCGTGCTGCTGCTCAGCCCCGCCAGGTACGTTCTGGCAACTGTGCCCATGACTGATTTTTCAATTGTGTCTGCTGTTGAGTCGAAACTAAAAGACCTAACTTCAGCAACTGCGGCTTCTGACCCGTCTGTTTGGTGAATCTTAAAAACGCCACTACTTCCTGCTGTACTAGCCATGTGAAATTCCTCTTATGTTGTGCCGCGAGTAAATGAATAAGTTATCTGTACCGTTATTATAACGCCGCCGATAGGGTCTATACTACCGTCATCGACTTCTACACTGGTTATCTGAGTGTCAATAGCTTTGCCGCCTCTTGTTCGGTCAGCCTCCAAAGACTCCTCAACCGTCTCTACAATCCGGTTTCTTGCCGTGTCTATATTTTTAGCCTTTACAAAGCAAACAAGGTCATAGTCGGTTATTGCCATTCGCTGAGACATTGACCCGCCTAATGTACTATCTTCGCGGCTTTCATTTGATGACCTGACCAGTATCGCGGGAAACTGTGCATTGCTCAATTTGTCAAAATCAAATGGCTCACGGGTGACGTACTTGACGGCTGTTGGGGTTCTGGCAGAGCTTAAAACGCTAACAATATTGGCAGCAATGTCCTCTCTGGCGCTCATTTTGTGAGCCTCCGGAAATAAACGCTTTGCAGCCGATCCATCTCTTTATCTGATAAATCGAAAAACTTTCTACTTCGGTTATTAAAAGCCGCTTTTTTAGACTCTTCTGCCCTACTAAAAAACAACACGCCTTTCGTTTTGCTGGCGGTTCCTTTCATGCTCGCCATCATTCTTCCGCTGAACATTAAGTCAGGCGATGTAGACCTGCCAGACTTTGCCCGAAATGCTTTGTACGCGTCAGAATAAGGAACAAACGGCTTCCCGTTTACATCTACACCAGCAGAAGTGCGCTTTTTTATAATGGTCTGCGCCTGCAAGACAGTAGCGGTCATTGCAGCCTTTTTATTTTTTGAATACTTTTTTGATAGCTTTTTAGTAATGCTTTGCAGGCTTTGCGGGATTACCTTGACAGTAAAGGTAGCCATTACCGATCCAGCCTATTCAGTGGCAGAGGGGTTTTTTCGTCATCCTTAACCTGCCCGTCGCCATCAGCATCGTACTCAATACCATCTGCAAAAACCGCCTCTAGCTCCTGGCCATAAAGATTGCGATAAAAGTCAATCATTTCTAAAAAACGGTCGTTGTCGATCCAGTTTGTCAGCTTTGGCAGTGCATATTTCCACAAAACTAAATAGCTATTTGCTTTTGTCCACTGAGTGGCGGTTAGCTTTGCGCTGTCCATTTCTCCAGCAATGCCACGGCGATGCCACCAGCGATTCCGTATTTCCCTAATAAGATCGGCTTCAGCGGTAACGTGGTCATCTATGAAGTTATCAATGCCCAGATCAAGTATATCGGGCGAAATCTCTTGCAAATCGTAGTCATTAGAAAAAGCCATCAGCTCACCATTTAACCTTTGCGGCCCAGTAGATTTTATCTAAAACCCCTGCGCCCTTTAATGTGTTCGCGTGCCTTGCGTACCATGCACGACGCATCGCTTTATCTCTTTCACTTTCGTCAGCTTTCGGTGGATAGGTCTTGGCTCCTTTAGCGCCAAACCGCAGCAATTTTACTGTGTCGCCTTTCTTGGCAAGAACTGCGTGGCTGCTTGATGGATGACTAGGCGTGCGCTTAGGCGCATTGTAGTCCTCAAACCTTTCACCGCGATAAACGATAGCCATAAAATGAAAGGGGCCGTCCCTGGCCCCGAATGCCCTTAAAGGGCTGAGTCAAACAGCATCTCAACGCCATAGGTGTCGTCAAGCTCGCCCACGCCGTAGACGGCAGTGGCAGCAAGCTCAAAGGCACGCAGTGATGCGTCGCGCTGAGTCTCGAGGTTAAAGTCCTTCTTCATTGCAATCGCCAGTCCTTGTGGAGCGAATACAGCGGCTTTAGCATCATCGGAGCCGTCGACCGTTACGTTGGCAGACTCAAAGATGTTAATGCCGGCAATCTGACCGACGTAGCCGGTTCGCATTGCTTCGTTCTGGATGTCGCCACCATTTGGGTTGGCAAATGTGTTAGTCATGTTGGCCTTCAGTTGATAGGCTTGGAACGGATGCAATACAGCAGAGTATTGTCCTGGTGCCTTAGCAGCCTTGAGAGTTGCAGCAGCCTTGAATACGTCAGCCGCAGTAATCTCAGTGCCTGCCGATCCCAGCGTGCTGCTGAATCCGTCAAACAAAGCGATCAAGTCTTTGTCGATCTTCGTAGCGATAGCGTTACCCAAAACAGTGCCAAGCTCTGCCGCAGGGTTGCCAGCGCCCATAGCTGCCATATCTGTCAGCGTTACCAAAGCACCAACTTCGCCGACTGTAATGTTTACGCTTGAGGTAGATACTGCCGTGTTGGACATGTCAGTGCCTTCAGTAAGGCCAGCGGCTGCGATTGCGGGATACTTTGGCACTTGAATGGTCTTGCCAGCCACGTTGCCGATATCGTAACGAGTTACGAGGCCCAGCATAATAGACTGCTCTTCTGCCGTAAAACGAGCCTGCAAGATGATGTTAGCAAACAGGTCGTCGAGAGTTGTACTAGTAGTTTCGTTAGCCATTTTTCAATTCCTTTAAGTTATCGGGCGGAATCTCGCATTTTTTGCTCGCGAAATAACCGCATTCCTTCGTCACCTTTTTCTAGCATTTCCGAGTAACTTAAAGGCTTGCTCGTAGAACCTCCAGCAGACCCGCTTGATCCTGCACCGCCTGACGATGCCTTCACAAAATGCGGATTGGCCGTTAAAAACTCTGAAACCAGCTCACTTACTGATAACAGATTGCCTGAGTCGTTATATCTAGGCGTCCCGTTTTTATCAAATACTTCAACGGTGTTATCTTCAGATAACGCAACGGAGCTTCGTAATAACGCACTCACTTGATCTGGCGATACTGCGTTGAGCTTTGATGCCGCAGTCAACAGTGACCCGTCGACTAAAGTGCGCTCAAGCTGACCCTTCAGTGCCGCCCGTTCTTCGCTGTGCTTGTCAGACATTTGCTTTATGAGGTTTTCGTAATCGCCGCGCTTTTTCTGCTCCTCAACTTGAGCATGTTCGCGCTGAGTCATTAGATCACGGGCCTCATTGAGGTCGATTCCGTCTAGCTTTTTATCGAACTGCCGTTGTTGCCGCGCAATCCTGTCAGCCACTATTCGGTCAACTTCATCTTGCGTAAATGTCTTAACGTCCTGAGATTCTACAGCCTCTGGCTGTACGGCTTCAGTTGCTTCTGCTTCCATGATTTCATCGCTCATGTTACGAACCTCCTACGGAGTCAGTTAGTTTAACAAATTACTTGGATTTTTTCTTTTTCTTCTTTTTCTTTTTGTCTGGCGAATGGTATGGCATAAATATCTCACTCAAAATCTGGTGCCCAATTATGGCGACAGTTAAACCCACCGGCGACCACAAACGGGCTGCCGTCCCTTTTGCCTTTCCAATCACCTTCCCATGCGGCATTAATCTCATCAATCGTCAAAGTCTTGCCAACATATTTATCACAATGCCTTCTCGTAACCTCGTCATTAGGGCCGATATAAACAAACTTCTCAGCGCCAGCCTCTAGCGCCATATTCATATTGATAGTCCTGTCAAAATCCATAAGTCCGTCATGCACTGCCTGGCGAGCATATCTAGTTAGGTCTGACTGTACACTATTCTGTATATTCACGACAGCATCTGCAAATGGCTGTCCCGCTATGGTCGCCTCATATATCTGCTTACTTACAACTTCCAAAAACTCATCGCCTAACGCTCTATACCCGTTGAATGTTAGCTGCTGCAATTGGCTTAAAACGCTTTGATCTAGCCGCGCTAATTCTGAAAATGTTCCCAGTAACGCCTGCGCTTCTTCCGCGACCTCAGAATACTCCGAAACAAACGAGTCAACCTTTGAGATATAGCGCTCATCAATGGCCTGCCTTACCTGTGTGCGAGCCTGCACAGCCCACTCCAAATCAAAAAGCTGCCCTTCTCTCAAAGGCGCATCGCGCATAATCTGCACAATATCGCGCTCTAAGAGAGCAAGAGACCTTAAAAGCTCACGCTGATGCTTTTCCGCTAGACTTATTACGTCTTCAAGTCTATCCGTTTGCGCTGACATTTTGGTCCGCTACAGGATCTATCAATGTATCGCCGCCCTCAACCTCGCCAAGACCAACCTTTTGACGGACTTCGTTAGGC